AAGGCGAAGGCAAAGGCTATTTCGGCCCGTAACAAGGAGAAATCCAAATGAGTTTCCAACTTCGTGACGATAATGGCCATGTGATCCCGCAGATTTTCGATATCGGGGCTACTCAGGTTTTTACCGTCACCACTTCGAGCGTTCAAAGCACGGCTTTTGGTGCTGAAACGCGGTTTGTTCGTGTGGCTGTGAGTAGTGGCCATTGCCATGTGCAAATCGGGTCGAATCCGACGGCTTCGATTACGACTAGTGTGATGATTCCTAATAATTGGGCAGAAGTGTTTGCTTGCAATCCCGGCGACAAGATTGCGGTAATTAAGGACGTTGCTGTCACTCTTTCTACGATGGCGGTCACGGAGTTGGTGTGATGCAATGCCCGAAGGCGACTTATGATCTTGAAGAAAATGTGGAGTACCGTGATCGGGCGTTCAAGGATTTCGGTTATGGTCCTGCTAACCCGAATGAAGAAGATGATTTCTTCTGGAAACTCCGGGCGCAGGAATGGAATACGTCTGCCGATGAGGCTAAGACGATGCGGTGTGGTAATTGCGCCGCGTTCATCCAGACACCGGAAATGATGGCGTGTATTGTTAAGGGCATCCAGGGAGAAGAGAGCAACGATGAGACGTATGCGCCCGAAGTGTCTGAAGCGGCGAATTTGGGTTATTGCGAATTGTTGGAGTTCAAGTGCGCGGCGTCGCGGACGTGTAGTGCGTGGTTAGTTGGCGGGCCGATTACCAAGGCAATGACGAAGCGCCAGCGTGAGGTTGTGTTGATGGCGAAGGTTATGCTTCCACGCGAGAGTGAGGAAGAAACCGAGGCCGAATCAGAAGATTGATTGGATAGACAATGGACCCCAAGATTTCCGATTTGGTCGAAACCATCACTGAGAGCATGACCGATATGGCGGTTGATGCGGGGATGGATGCTGACTTGCCGAATGAGATCGATATTCAGGCTATTGTCGCTTCGGAAATCGACGATGCGGTGGATTACATTGATAACACCATTTCTCCGTTGCGGGCGATGGCGACTGAGTACTACCGTGGGGCGCCATTTGGGAATGAGGAAGACGGGCGTTCCCAGGTTGTCAGCCGTGATGTGCGGGACACGGTTCAGGCGATCTTGCCGAGCCTGATGCGTGTGTTCTTTGGTAGCCAGAAGATTGTGGAGTTCGCCCCCAATGGCGCTGAGGATGTGGCGGTGGCGGAGCAAGCGACGGATTACATCAATTATGTGCTGACGCGGGACAATCCGGGCTTTGAGATTTTCTATTCCGCCTTCAAGGACGCCTTGGTGCGAAAGATGGGGATTATCAAGTTCTTTTGGGATTCCCAGGTTGAAGTGCAAACCGTTGATATGAGTGGCTTGGATGATACGGCGCTGGCGGTCCTTAACTCTGATCCTTCTTGTGATGTTCAGGTTATGGTGGCTTACGCTGGTGATGTCGATCCGCAAACTGGTCTGCCGGGGCCAGCCATGTATGATGTGCGTGTGGTGCGCCGGGAAGACAAAGGGCGGCTGCGTATTGCAGCGGTGCCTCCCGAAGAATTGCTTGTGAGCCGCGACGCTATCAGCCTGGATGATGCGTCTATTGTGGCCCATCGCCGTATTGCCACGGTGAGCGAGTTGGTGGCGATGGGTTATGATAAGGACGAAGTTGAGCCTTACGCCAATGAAGTTGACGAGTTGGAGGACAATGAGGAGCGGTTTATTCGTAATCCGCAGGCTACCATTGAACTCGCTAACCGTTCTGATATTGCGGCGAAGAAGGTTCTCTATGTTGAGTCCTATGTGCGGATCGACATGGATGGCGATGGCATTGCGGAACTGCGCCGCATTTGCACGGTTGGCCAGGGCTATGAGGTTATGCGAAATGAACCGGCGGACATGATTCCGTTCGCGGTGTTCTGCCCAGACCCGGAGCCTCATACGTTCTTCGGCTTGTCTGTTGCCGATCAGGTGATGGACATTCAGCTTATCAAGTCGAATATTCAGCGTAATATGCTGGACAGCCTGGCGCTTGCGATCCATCCGCGTGTTGGCGTGGTCGAGGGTCAGGTGAATGTTGATGATGTGCTGAATACGGAAGTGGGTGGTGTTATCCGTATGCGGGCGCCGGGGATGGTTCAGCCGTTCTCCATGCCTTTTGTAGGCCAGCAGGCGTTTCCGATGTTGGACTATATGGACAGCATGAGGGAAAGCCGCACGGGCATCACCAAGGCCGCGGCTGGCTTGGCGGCTGATAGTTTGCAGTCCTCTACCCGTGCGGCGGTGGCGGCTACTGTATCGGCTTCCCAGCAGCGTATTGAGTTGATTGCCCGTATCTTTGCGGAAAGCGGCATGAAGCGGCTGTTTACGGGCTTGTTGAAATTGGCGGTCCAGAACCAGCGCGCGGAGCGCATGGTGCGGTTGCGTGGGCAGTTTGTGCCGGTTGATCCCCGTAGCTGGGACGCCAATATGGATGTGATTATCAATATCGCGCTTGGTGGTGGGACTGAGCAGGAAAAGGTTTCGGTGCTGACCACCATTCTCGCCAAGCAGGAGCAGATTTTGCAGCAGGCGGGGATTGATAATCCGCTGGTCAGCTTGGCGCAGTATCGGAATACCCTGGCGCAGATATTGGCGCTTTCTGGCTTCAAGGACGCCACGCAGTTCTTTAGTGATCCGGCTCAGATGCCGCCAATGCCGCCGCAGCAGCCGAAGCCTTCGCCGGAAGAAATGCTGGCCCAGGCGCAGATGGCGGCGATCCAGGCTGACATTCAGAAGAAGGCGGCTGAATTGGAATTGCGCCGTGAGGAAATGGTCCGCAAGGACGACTTGCAGCGCGATCAGATGGAAGCCGATCTGATGGTGAAGATTGCGGAAATGCAGGCCCGTTATGGCGCGCAGATTGATGTGGCGCAGATCAGGGCTTCCATGGAGCGGGATCGTGAGGCGATGCGTCAAATGCAGATGATGCAGCGTCAACAGGTGCCGCAAGTGATGGGGGCCAATATGGCGCCGGGTTCTATGGCGGGTGGTCCTTATGGTTGATTTTGCCTCCCAGATTGCGGCGGGGAACGACGCTCTCCGACTGATGAATGATCCGACGCTGAAAGCGGCGGTGGAATTGGTCGAGAAGCAGTTGTTTGATGAATGGAAGGTCGCCAAGTTTGAGGCTGACCAGAAGTATATCCACGCAACGATGCGTGGGATGCATGAGTTCTTGCGGGCGCTTCAAGCCGTTATTGATAGCGGAAAAGTGGCCGCAGCCATCGCCGAAAGGCGTTTTTGAGAGAGGATGAAGTTTGATGTCTGAATCGTCCGGCAACCCCGTACAAGGGATCGGCATCCACCAGGCACAAGATGCCATAGCCGATATTCTGGCCACCGATGACGGTGACACCCAGGGCGGTGAGGCGCAGCAGCCCGAAGCGCAAGCGGAGGGCACCGAAACGGAGGCAACAGAGGCGCAGGCTTCTGATGAAACCGTTGAGGAAACCGCTGAAAGTGAAGACGAAGCCCAAGACGAGGAGCAACCTCAGGAAAGGCTTCCCGAGTCGATCAAAGTAAAGGTCGCTGGCGAGGAAGTAGAGGTCACGCTTGACGAATTGGCGCGGGGTTATTCGCGGCAGGCGGACTATAGCCGGAAGACGCAGCAACTGGCGGAAGAACGCAAGGCGTTCCATGCGGAGGCTGAAGCCATCCGGCAAGAGCGGGCGCAGTATGCGACGCTTCTAGGGGCCTTACAGCAGCAGTTGCAGTCCACCGCACAGATCGAGCAGCAGCCTGATTGGGATCGTCTTTACGAAGAAGACCCGATCAACGCTACTCGATTGGAGCGGCAATGGCGAAAGGTTCAGGAAGACCGGTTCGCGAAAATGTCAGCGATAAAGGCTGAACAGGATCGTTTGAACCAGACTTTCGAGCAACAGACTGCCGAGCAGATGAAGGCTATTCTGGTTGGACAGGCGGCTCGCCTTCCAGAGGTTATTCCTGAATGGAAGGATGAGAAGGTTGCCACTGAGGGCAAGAAACAGCTTCGTGATTGGCTGACAAACCAAGGTCTTAATGAAGTTGAGATCAACAGTTTGCACAAGGCCGAACACGTTGCGATCTTGCGTAAAGCCATGCTTTACGATCAAGGCCAGCGCAAGGCGCAGGCGGCGGTTAAGCCTCAACAGGTAATGCGTCCAGTTAGGCCGGGTTCTCAGGCGTCCGCGCCGGGGAATAGAAGTGTTTCAGATGTAACCCGTGCAAAGCAGCGTCTCGCTAAAACCGGGACTGTCAACGATGCTGCTAGTGTTCTAGCGGCGCTTCTCTGAAAGGATATAGGCTATGACTATCGTTACCAACACCTTCACGCGTTATGATGCCAAGGGCATCCGTGAAGACCTGGCGAATGTGATCTACAACATCTCGCCGGAAGAAACCCCGTTTCAGTCTAACACTGCCCGCGTGAACGTGAAGAACACGTTCTTCGAATGGCAGACGGACAGCCTGGCGGCGGCTTCCACCACCAACGCGGCGCTTGAAGGTGACGACATTTCGTCCTTTGATGCTGTGACGGCCACTTCTCGCCTGGGTAACTACACGCAGATCAGCCGCAAGACGGTTGTTATCTCCGGCACCCTGGAGAGCGTGGACAAGGCTGGTCGCCGTTCCGAACTCGCCTATCAGATGGCGAAGA